CTAAGCCGCTGCGTTCTTTGTCTGCGCGGCGAGTCGCGCTTGGACTTCCTGATATAGCATATTTACCGTGGTCAAAGCATCCCCAGGCCATTTTTGGGCGAGCGTTGGATTGGCGCCGAGCTCTACCGGATTGGCGGCAAATTCTGCCTTTTGCGGGATCACCGTTTGGAAAATATCATACTCGCTATCCGGATCAGCCGCGCCATCGCGCATCGCTTCCAGCACGATCGACTGATGCGAAGAGCCATCATATTTGGTCGGGAGGACGACTGGGCGATTATTGAGCCCGCGCTTTTTCAAGCTCTCGATAATATCACCGGTGAACAGGTCGAGACCGAGGGTCGACATGAAGTCAGGAATGGTCGGAACAATAATCAGGTCCGAAGCTGATAGGGTCGCTTCTGTCATCGCCGAAATGCCAGGCGGGCAGTCGCAGATGACCACATCATATTGTTTGCGCAAATCCGCCATGTCTTGCCGTAAGCGCAGACCGACACGGCCTTCAATCGCCGTCATCGAGTAGCCTTGCTCGGTGAGGATGTAGATGAGTTCGCGCTCGGCACGTCTCAATCCCGGCGTCGCCGGAACCAGAGATAAGTCGAGCTTCTTGCCCATAAACGAAACGTCACTCGCCTGAGGCACGATAAATTTCGTCATATGGGCGAAACACTCGCCTAAAAAGTTCTCTCGGAGGTAGTCGGAGACGTTTGTATAGTTGCGGATGGCGTCATACAGCCGTTCGTCGCCATTCTCTCCGTAGATCAACAAGGAGGCATTGGCTTGGCTGTCGAGATCGACGACCAGCGTTTTGTAGCCTTCAGCAGCGAAAGCTTCAGCCAGTGAAACGGTGGTTGTGGTTTTGCCCACACCCCCCTTGGAATTCGCAACAGATATAACGCGTCCGAGCATTGAGCCCCCTTATAGATAGCCGCTTGTTTGCGTGAATTAATCGACAACGATCCCGCCAAAGCGAGGATCCAAACCCCTGGTTTCCTCACAAAACACCGGAAAAAACTTAAGAAACTGGAAACCAATCCGACATGGCTCAAGACGCCATAGTTTGGCTAGCGTTGAGATGAGTAGGAGGCCTCGAGCAAATCCCAATGAAGCTGCCTTGGTCAAACCCGAGCGAAAAAAGTTCACCGTCATTGGTCGCCCTATCACATTTGCCGCTCGCGGCATGGGGAAAGACCGATCCTACAACCCTGGTCAGAGATGGTTATTCAGGCAATGCCGTCGTCTATCGCTGTGTCCGTATGATTGCAGAAGCGGCGGCGACGATCGCCTTTAATGCTAGCGATGAACGCGTTCAGGCGATGATACTAGAGCCTTCCGCCGATGAGGCGGGCCAAACTCTGTTTGAGCGGCTCTATACCGATATTCAGATCACCGGGAATGCCTGGCTGGAGGCGGTGACCTTGCCGGATCAGGACCTTCCACGTGGCCTATTTGGTTTGCGTCCAGATACGGTTCGGGTGCGGAAAGATAAAGCCGGGCAAATCACTGGCTATGGAGTGAAACTGAAACGCGGAGAGCGCGTTATTTCTCGCGAGGCGGACGGCTGGTCGCCCGTCTTGCACTTAAAGCTCTACCACCCCGGCGATAACACTTACGGGCTCTCACCCTTGTCGGCAGCGCGCAAATCCCTGGATGTGCACAATGGCGCTGCAGGGTGGGCCAAAGCGCTGATTGATAATGCGGCGCGCCCGTCCGGGGCGTTGATGTACGGCAAGGACGGCGCCCGCCTCACGGACGCGCAGTTCGATCGGCTAAAAGATCAATTGACCAATGAGCATGCCGGCGCGGTCAATGCCGGGCGCCCGCTTCTATTGGAAGGGGGCCTCGATTGGCAACCGATGAGCCTATCGCCAGTGGAGATGGATTTTACGGAGACCCGCCATGCGGCGGCGCGCGAAATTGCGCTCGCATTTGGGGTGCCGCCGATGTTGCTCGGGATCCCGGGCGACAACACCTATTCGACCTATAAAGAAGCGCACATCGCGTTCTGGCGATTGACGATTTTGCCATTGGTTCAAAAAACGGCGAGCGCGCTAACGGTCTGGCTGCGCGGGCGTTTTGATGACGTCGAAGTGACCCCCGACCTGGAGCAAGCGCCCGCTTTTGCCGCCGATCGAGAGGCGCTTTGGGCGCGAGTCGCCTCTGCTGATTTCCTCAGCACGGCTGAAAAGCGCGAGATCTTAGGGATCACATGAGCGTGGAGAAGAAAGTCAGCCTTGCGCTGCTCCTCGCCATCATCGCCGAGTCAGCCGGGGGATTGTTATGGGCGGGCGCCACCATCGAACGGATCGACGTCTTGGAACGTCAATCCGAGCAAGCCGAACCGGTGCGGGAGCGATTGGCGCGGGTTGAAGCGCAATTGGAAGCGATGCAGGCGCAACTCGACCGAATAGAAACCAAGGTTGATCGGCTATGAGCGCGCTGGCCGCAAGTCGGTTCAGGGCCGATTGTTCTGAAATTTTGATTGAGGGTTACGCCTCGCTATTCGGCATAGAGGATTTGTCTGGCGACATCGTGCGGGCCGGGGCGTTTACCGGCATTCGATCGCAAGCGCCTGTACCGATGTTGTTACAGCACCGATCAGGCGCGCAAATCGGCGAGTGGGTGCGGATGCATGAAGACGGTCGGGGGCTGTTTGTCCGTGGGCTGATCAATTCAAAGTTAGCCGCTCGGCTCGTCGATTATGGGATGGATGGATTGTCGATAGGGTTTCGGCCTCGCGTCTGGACCCTTCGTCCTGGCGGCGGGCGTCTGCTGTCAAAAATCGAACTGGTGGAAGTGTCGCTGGTAGCTGAGCCGATGTTACCCGCCGCCCGGTTCGAAGTGGTGTCTGGCTCGGTTCAATAGGAGAGAAAATGAGCAAAGAAGTAAAAGCGGTGAATGCAAGTGCAAAAGCGCTCGCGGCCGAAGTGATGGCAACGTTCGAGGCTTATAAACAAGCTAATGATGAACGCTTGGCAGAGATTGAAAAGAAGAGTTCGCCGGATGCATTGCTCGATGAGAAACTGCGCAAGCTCGACAAACGGCTTGATTATCTCAGCCTGAAATCAGCCCGACCGCCTGAAGGTGATGCGCAAGTGCAATCGAAGGAGCAGCATACAGCCTGGTCTCGATATTTACGCAGTGGCGATGAAAGCGGAATCGCGCGGCTCGATACCAAGTTTTACGTAGCTGGGAGCGATGCACAGGGCGGATATTTAGCGCCGCCTGAACTCGACCGCATGATTGAATCCCGCCTGATGCAGGCCTCACCCATGCGCCAAATCGCGACGGTGCGGCAAACCTCATCCGGCACGTATCGGAAACCCATTGCGCTCGGCCTTGGCGCAGAATGGGCAGGCGAGACCGAGACCCGTGTTGAGACCTCGACTGAAGCTTTCTCATTGCTCGAATTCCCGGCCGGTGAACTCTACGCGATGCCCGCGGCGACCCAAGCGCTGTTGGAAGACTCACTCGCCGACATTGATGAATGGCTCGCTGAGGAGGTGGAATCCGCTTTTAGCATTCAAGAGAGTATCGCCTTCATCAATGGTGACGGCACGAACAAACCGCGAGGCCTACTCGACTACACGATTTCTGAAGAGGCAAACCATTCCTGGGGAAAAATTGGCGGTATCTCGGGCAGTTTCACGCAAGCAAAAGCTGGAGATCAACTGATCGACCTGGTTCACGCGCCGAAATCTCAATTCCGAGTGAATGGGCGCTTTGTCATGAACCGGCGGACAGCGGCGTCGGTCCGCAAGCTCAAAGACGGCGATGATCGTTATATTTGGTCACCGTCTTTGAATGGAGGCGCGTCGACGGTGCTAGGATATCCCGTCACCGAAATTGAAAACATGCCCGACATTGAAAATGGGGCCGCGGCGATTGCTTTTGGCGATTTTCGGCGTGGTTATCTAATCACTGACCGTCAGGGCGCGCGTGTCTTGAGAGACCCGTTCTCCCTCAAACCTTATGTTCTGTTCTACACGACCAAACGCGTCGGCGGCGGCGTGCAGAACTTCGACGCGATTAAAGTCATGGTCTTCTAGCCAGCCTTAAGCAAACGCAGCCTTCCATATTGAAAGTGACCCCATGAGCAAACTGACGGTGATAACGCCGCCGGGCGAACCTGCTGTGTCTCTCGAAGCAGCAAAAGACTATCTTCGCGTCGGGCATACCGGCGAAGATGAGCTGATCGAAGGGATCATCCAAGCCGCGATAGCGCGCTTGGAACAGAATGCAGGTCTGGCCCTGGTTCGCCAGACCGTGCAACTGATCTGGCACCAGTGGCCCAGCGAGATGGCGGGCCGTGGTGTCCGCCTTCCGGTTTCGCCGATCATCGGATTGAGTTCGGTGACCATTCTGAGCGACGATAATGTCGAAACAGATGTCACCGAGCGGTTCCGGATCGCTTGTGGAAGGCTGTGTCTAAAACCTTGGAGCATGCTGGCGCGGTTGAATTCAGGCGATCGGGTTAAGCTAGAATTTGAAGCGGGCTTTGGTGCCGCGAGTGAGGTTCCGGATGATCTGCAAGAAGCGGTATTGAGGCTCGCCCTTGGCGCATATCGTGGCCGCCAAACGGGATCTGCTGCAGCCCAAAAAAACGGCCTCCCGCCTGAGGTTCAATCGATTTTAGACGCCCGTCGACAGGTCCGGCTATGAGTGCGGATGGTTTCTTTGCTGACAGCAGTACAGCCCTGATTGAAGCGCTTCTCAAAGCGCTTCGAGAAGACGATGGGCTTAAATCGGCGCTCGGTGACCCGGCACGTTTATTTGATGATGAGACCCAACAGCCTCATTATCCGTATGCGGTATTAGAGCGTTTTGAGACCACCGATACGAGGTCATCCTTGGTCTCAAGTTTCGAACACCAACTCCAATTCGCGACCTTCTCTCGATATGGCGGACTGCGCGAGGCCAAAGCTTTATTGGGATGCTTGCGAGACACGCTGGAACGCGCGGCCCCCGTGCTCAACCAGCAGCGCATTGTCCTCATCATCCCAACCTATTGCGACGTGATGCGCACGCAAAACCAACAAATATTTCGCGGCGTTTTGCGGGTCCGAATTCACACGGAGGAGATTTAGTCATGGCTGGCCAACGTGGGCGCGATGTCCTGATAAAAGTATCTGATGGTAATATTCCTGAGGCCTTCGAAACGCTTGCAGGGATCAGGAGTACGGAATTTGATCTGAACGCGGCAAGCGTGGATGGCACAGCAGCGGATAGTCCAGAGGGATGGCGCGAACTCGTCGCAGGTGCCGGCGTCAAAACGGCGCGCGTTCGTGGCCGAGGGGTGTTCAAGGATGCCAGCAGCGATGACCGGATGCGCGATATTTTCTTTGCCGATGATATCGTCCGCTGGCAGCTGATCGTGCCGGGAATGGGCGCGGGGTGAGGTTGAACTCCAGATTGATGGCAACCCTCATGCGCTTTGCCTCACTCTAGGGGGGCTTGCGGAACTGGAAGCAGAGTTTGCGTGTGGGTCTCTGGCCGATCTACAGCACAAATTGTCCAGTCTTTCCGCGCACGAAATGCGCCGCGTTTTAGAGATCTTGCTGGTTGATCGCAACGCAGATGCTGAGGTGGGTCGCGTTTCGCCAGGCGCCGCGGCGCGGGCGATTGGAGAAGCCTTTCGTGCTGCCCTGGGCTGAGATGTGGCGCGCGATGATCTCGCTTGGCATCGCTCCATCCGAGTTTTGGTCGCTATCCTACAAAGAGTGGCGTTGGCTTCTAGAGACCCAAACCGACAGCTTGAAACCAGACCAGCTGATGGATCTGATGAAGGAGTATCCTGATGGATGAATTCGAAGCAGGCTTAGACCGCGCGAGTGAAAGCTTGGCTCAGTTCGTTGAGGGGCCTGGCACCGCAGCCGCGGCCGCGCTTGAAGACGCTTTCTCGCGCGCAGGCCAAAACATTGAGCAAGTTCTGAAACAAGCCGCCCGATCCGGAGAGTTCGATTTTCAGCGCATGACGCGCAGCATCTTGGCCGATTTGGCGCAAGTGCTCGCCGAAGCCTTGATTGCGAGATCCGGTTTGGACCAGGTCGGGCAGACGTTTAATCTGAACATGTCGGTGAATGATCCTGGCGGTTCTGGATCGGGAGTGGGCTCCGTCGGATCGATTGCGACTCTGGTCGCCGCCGCAGCCGCGCGCGGAGCCCGTTACGCATGAGCGGGTTTCACGATGTTCCGTTTCCGATGCAACTCGCACTCGGCGCGATTGGCGGACCAGAGCGGCGGACCGAGGTCTTGGCGCTTGCAAGCGGGCGAGAGGTTCGTAACGCGAATTGGTCACGCTCGAGAAGGCGATGGGATATTGGCGGTACGATTACGAATTTGACACGGCTGCAGACTTTGATTGATTTCTTCGAAGCGCGCTCTGGCCGTCTTTTCGGATTTCGGTTCCGGGACCCGCTTGATTTTTCGAGTGCGGTACCGGGGGCCAATCCAAGCCATACGGATCAAGACCTCGGCTTTGGAGACGGGAAGCAAACAAGCTTTCAGCTCCGCAAGCTTTCGGACGCCCATGTGCGGGACATTCAAAAGCCCGTACTGGGGACGGTTCTGATTGGGATGGATGGAGCACTCGTAGAAAACGGTTGGTCGATCGACGCTTCTACCGGAACCGTCACGTTTGATACCCCTCCCAGCGATGGCACTCTGATCAGCGCAGGCTTTGAATTTGATTGCGCCGTTCGCTTTGAAAGCGATCAGATCCAAGCGGTGATCGAAGCGTTTGGGGCCGGACGGGTCGCAAGCGTTGGTTTGATTGAGATCATTTAGAGAGCAAATTGAAGACCATATCACCGGACCTTTTAGAGCGGTTGAAATCGGACGCGCTGACTTTGTGCCTCTGCTGGACGCTGATCCGCCGCGATGGCTTTGAGCTGCGCGTCACCGATCACGATCGCCCGCTTAACGTAGACGGATTTGATTTCGAACCTGGCGTCTCCATCGAAGGCGGGCGGTTTACGCAAAGCCTTGACCTAAGACCGGGGCAAGCGGCGGCGGGTGGCGCCTTGTTGAGCGATGCGATTGATCCGTCGGAATTAAAGTCCGGTCTCTGGGATGGTTGCCGAGTACAGGTCTCGCGCGCCGATTGGCAGCGCCCCGATCTCGGCATGGTCCATATTTGGAGCGGCTATTTCAGCCAAATCCAATTCACGCCCAGCGGCCGGTTTGAAGCAGAGTTGGTGTCGCTCAAAGCTGATTTGGAACGCCCCATAGGCCGCGTTTTGCAGAGGCAATGTGATGCGCAATTAGGCGATGAAAGATGTCGGGCAGATCCCGCAGGTCGGACCTGTGATCAGAGCTTTCAGACCTGCCGTGATGTTTTTGCAAACTCTGACAATTTTCGCGGTTTCCCGGATATGCCGGGTAATGACTTTGTACTCGCGGGTCCTGCTGCGAGCGGGAATGATGGCGGGAAAAGATGA